AGAAGACATGGATGACGAAGAAGCCGCTGATGATCTAGGCGCATCTATGGATGTTGCCGATGACGCTGGCGAAGAAGGTGGTGAAGAGGAAGTCAAAGACGCTATGATGAATGTTGAAGATGCAATGGCTGAATTAAAGTCTGCATTTGCGGCAATGACTGGCGACGAGGCTGACGACGAAGCACCTGCAGAAGACGAAGCAGAAATGGCTCCAGAAATGGAATCAGCAGAAGCAGATACAGAAGAGTCTTTAGAAGAAGATTTTGAAGATCTTGAAGAAGCCGCGTCTTTATCAAAAGTTAACATGCCAAAAGACCCAGTTGGTGCAGATAGTGGTGCTCAAAAATCACCAGTTGCATCTAAAAACGACATGGGTGGCAAAGCAGTAGATATTGCTGGTTCTGAAGAATCAGGTCGCACCGCACCAAAAGCAAGCGACATGAAAGCAACAACAGAGCCTGCAGAGCGCGAAGTTAAAGCCGACCACAAGGACGGTACAGACAATAGCAAATCGCCAATCGGTTCGTAAGGTAATAGAAGATGATTGCTCTTAGAGAACACCTAACATATGGAAAAGCAGGCATAGTCACTGAATCCAGTGAAGATGGAAAGTCTCTCTATATGAAGGGCATCTTCATCCAAGGCGATGTTGTTAATGAAAACGGTAGAAACTATCCTGTAACAGAGATAGGTAAAGCCGTAAAAAATATACAACAACGTATAAAAGACGGGTACTCCGTGCTTGGTGAAGCAGATCACCCAGATGACTTACAAGTCAACATTGATAGAGTGTCACATATGATTACTGAAATGTCAATGAATGGTGCTGATGGAATTGGTAAGTTGAAAATTTTGCCAACTCCAATGGGTAATATCTGTAAAACCATGTTAGAAGCCGGAGTAAAACTCGGCGTAAGTTCACGAGGTAGTGGCAATGTAGGTCATGATGGAAAAGTTTCTGACTTTGAAATCATTACTGTTGATATTGTGGCTAATCCAAGTGCGCCAAATGCATATCCTGATCCAATCTATGAAAACATTATGCGACATAGAAGAGGTAACATCTTAATGGGTGTTGCTGAAGCGGTCAAGTATGACGTAAAGGCACAAAAGCACCTCCAGAATGAGGTCTTAAGATTTATTCAGGACCTAAAATACTGAGGAGATTAAACTATGGCTGATGCTTTCGAAGAACTATTAGGCAGTGATAATCTTTCAGCAGAAGTAAAGACTACTCTCTCAGAGGCTTGGGAAGGTAAATTGGCAGAGGCAAAAGAAAAAGTTGCCGCTGAATTGCGTGAAGAATTTGCAACACGTTATGAAAATGACAAAACGCAGATTGTAGAAGCAATGGATAAAATGCTTGATGATGTTATCAAGAAAGAGTTGTCAGAGTTTGCAACAGACAAGATGGATCTTGTTAAAGCAAAAGTTGATTACACTAAAAACATTAAAGAGCACTCAAAAATCCTTGATCAGTTTATCCTCGAGACTTTGAAGAAAGAGATTTCAGAACTGAGAGAAGATCGCAAGGCCCAAGAAGACAAATTCGGCAAACTTGAAGAGTTTGTTCTTCGTCAACTTACAAAGGAACTTAAAGAGTTCCACGATGATAAGCGTGACTTGGTAGAAACTAAAGTTAAACTTGTCAAAGAAGGTAAGAAAGTTATTGCTGAAGCCAAGAAGGATTTCATTAAGAAAGCCGCAACTAAGATTGAAACAGTTGTTGAATCTGCACTTAAAGGTGAGATTGGACAACTTAAAGAAGACATTAAAACCGCTCGTGAAAATGAGTTTGGTCGTAAGGTATTCGAATCTTTTGCCGCTGAATTTATGACATCACAATTGGCAGAAGGAACAGAGTTAAGCAAACTCAATGCCAAAATTGAAGAAATGAAGGCAGAAATCACAAAACGTGATGAAGCACTCAAAGAATCAGTTAAGGTAATTGAGGAAGCACAGCGCAAAGCAAAGGTAGCACAGGACCTTGCTGAGCGTGAAAAAGTTATGGCAAAGTTACTCGCTCCATTATCAAAAGATAAGAAAGGCGTTATGGAAGATTTGCTTACCGGCGTGAAGACTGAAAAACTTCAAGAATCTTTCAACAAGTACTTGCCAGCAGTTATCGATGATGCACCTGCTTCAAAACAGATCATCAAAGAAAACTCACAGAAGACTGTGGTAACAGGTAACAAAGATGTTGTAACAGAAAGTGTTTCTGAAAAAGATACACAGGCAACTATCCTAGACCTAAAAAAACTAGCCGGTTTAAATTAAGCGTAAGGAGTTTAGAAAATGGCAGACGCATTATTTGAGTCAAATTGGACAGCCGCAAAAGAGGCCCTTACTGACGGTCTTACAGGTAATAAGAAAACTGTTATGGAAACCGTGTTAGAGAACACTCGTTCTTCATTAATGGAATCAGCAAGTGCTGGTGCTACTAATGCAGGTAACGTTGCAACTCTTAACAAAGTTATCCTTCCAGTTATCAGACGTGTAATGCCAACAGTTATCGCTAACGAGATCGTTGGTGTACAGCCTATGACAGGCCCAGTTGGACAAATTCATACACTAAGAGTTCGCTATGCGGACACAGCAGGTTCTGTAACAGCAGGACAAGAGGCACTTAGCCCATTTAAC